CGTGTTATTCCCCCCTCCACAAAGCGGCCCCCCCGCCCCCCGGGGGGCGGGCCTGTGTTGTATTTATTCCGTTTTTCCGCCCGTCAGGCTTTCCCCCACGTCCTCCGTGCTGTTCTTCACCACAGCGAGGATCTTTTTCAAAAAGCCCGGCAGAGGCGCGCCCAGCGCCGCCGCATTTTCGCAGATGCTCCCCAGCTCCGTTACGATGTACCAGCACAACACCAGCGGGCACACAAGCACCGAATATTCAAACGGCAGCTTGATTGCTGTGATATTGTTGATGATGATTCCCAGCAGGCCATCCAGCGCTGCGGCCACCACAACCACGACAAGCATGCCGCCTTTATGCCACAGCCCGGCGCGGGCAGTGGCGCTGGACCAGCCGTCCTTTTTGCTGCCTGCCACGCTCCCGGTAATCCAGTCCAGCAGCATGCAGGCTGCAAAGCCGATCACCAGCCAGCCCATCCATCCAAATACAGCCGTAATCGCTCCGGCAATGCCCACCACAGCCAGCTTGATTTTGTTCAGCGTCTCCATCATACTGCACCTCCCAGCGCGGCTTTGGCCGATTCAATTCGCCGCAAATATTCGCCCGCCTGCTCGTTTGCCTTCGCTTCCCCTGCCTGCGCCCGGTCGGCGCGCTGCGTTTCTTCGGCTGCGCGCTTGTCCGCTTCCTCCGCGCGGTGGGCCTCGGCATTCGCTCGGGCGTTCGCTGCTTCAAGCTGCGCTTTAAGCTCCTCTGTGCCGCCGCCCGCACCTCCCTGCGCCACGCAGGCCGCGAACGCGTCACCCGGGGAGAGCTTCACAAGCTGGCAGCGGTCGGCCAGCACCACGGCGTAACACTGCACCCCCGCCACGAAGATGCGAACCCAGCTGTACCCGCCGGAGTTGCCCACCTCGGCCTGCACCGGATAGCATGTCCCCTCGGTCAGCTTGCCGCCGTTATAGGCCTTGTCCACCGCATTCACATCGGGCGCGGTGAACACCTCGCACTTGCCGCTTGTCACCTTCAAAAATTTCATGTCGTTGTCCTCCGTTTCGTCGATTGCTTCGCCATATGTCCCCACAGCGTTGGGGTGCCCAGTGTATGCCGTAGGATCAAGCCCCGCCCCGGTGGTCGTGGCCCGCACCTCGAAATGGCAGTGTGCAAAGGGCGGGCTTGCCAGCGCCGCGTTGCCCGTGTTGCCCATCACCGCCAGCGCATCACCGCTTTTCACCCGCTGGCCCACGGATACCAGATTCCGCGCGTTGTGGCAGAAATACAGGTAGTTCACCGCGTCCGGCGTCTGGCCCGCGTCCAGCTCCACGCACACATACCAACCCCATTCCCACGTTTTGCTGCCTGTGGACTTGTCCACTTTGCGGGCCGTAATAACCCGCCCGGAAATGCTTTTGCCCTTATAATCAGGCATCAGGATGGTGGTGCTATCTAATCCTTCCTCATCACTGCCGCCGTGCCAGCCCTTGCCGTTGTTTCGGGTATAGCCCCACCGGCTGTACCCGTACCGCACCCGCGTGCGGCCCTTAAAAATAGCCATATATCATGCCTCCTTTATGACACTTTGATTCTTTGTAAATATGTACTCAGTTTTGCGCCATTGTCCACGCACGTTGTGAAGCACACAAAATACAGTCCGGTGAGCTGCGTGGTGTCCAGCGTCACAGAATGCGGTCCTGCTGTGTTAAAACTGATACGGCTACATACGCCGCCCGTCGCCGAGATGGGCTGATATTTATTTTCAAACCTCTGCGTGACACCCATGCTTGCGTATCCACCGCCCCACATCTCGGAGGCGGTAAAAATAGCCGTCAGCCCGGAAATGTGCGTCAAATCTATCTGCTTCACCGTAGACACAAGTACGCCCTGATAGAGCTGTCCATCATAGGGCATGTACGCTTTCATGTTGTCTGCATTGATGGTCAGTTGGCCATTCAGGCCAGATACCGCGCCAGGCGTATTGCCGAACCAATAATCATTGTGAGCCATATAGGTGTCCTTCTGCTGCCAGCCGCCCGTCCACTCGGTGATCTGATCCCCTGCATTGTACAGGTAGTCAGGGATACGCTGCCAGACCACGCGGCCGTTGAACAGTACCCGGGCACGGTCAAGACCGTTAAATCGGACATGCGCACTTTGCGGGATAAGCCGCCCGTTGAATTTCAGCCCCATCACTGCCACCAGATTTCAAGATCGTCGCCATTCATGTTCATGCTGAAGGTCTTGCCGCCGATCTTCAGACTGTTCCCGGCGGTCAGCCCCGAATATGTCCCGCTGGTATTGGCCTTCCCGGTCAGTTTGCTGTCGGTCTCGGATTTGGTATAAGAGCCCACCTGCGCGGCGGTTGTCACATGAGGGTTATTCTTGTCGACCATATGAGAGATCAACGCCGACACCGCCGCGGCCAATTTACCAAAAGCTGTTGCCAGTTTCTCCCGCGGAGTGAGTGCCGCCGGAGCGGCCGCGGGCGTGAACTCCGGTGCGACTGCATATGGTACATCGTCGTCGTCCAGTTCCATCAACAGATTCGCTTCCAACGCGCCCCAGGCGTCGCCCTGTTGTTGGACAGTGCTGGACACTTCCACGGAAACATCCTCCAGCACCGCCGCGCCTTGTCGGTTGCGGAATGTCAGCCGGGGCTTTCCGTCCGCTTCCTGCACAATCATGTCTTTAAATGCACGCGCCAAATATTCCACCTCCCATGGTAAAGGCTAACGTCTGCCTTGCGTTCTGCTCTGCCGTCAGGGTTGTGTGCAGCCCCAGCAGTGCGCTCTCGATGCGGTTCAGGTCGTCATAGTTCCATACTCGGCCGTTGGCTGCATATGCCCGCGCCCGCTCCGAGCGGGGTGGACGGAACGTGTTGTCCAGCAGCGCGTCCACATTGTTATCCACGTTGGTAAAGAACTCCACATACGGAAATTCTGCCGGGCCATAGTCTGCCATATCTGCCAGAGGGAACGGCAGATATAACTGCCGGGCCATGTCCCGCAGATGCAGAATATTACCTCGGATACGGACATAGTCCGGGTCGAGCATAACGGGGTCTGTTTCCTGCCAATCAGTTTTTGGCGTTATCCATGCCATCGCGTTCCCCCCGCTTAAATATCGCTTGCCAGCCGTTCTCCGAGCGTAACGGATAACTGACGCCCGTATACGGCCGGGGCTTTGCTGGTTTCTTTCTGTTTCTCGACCTCTTTATCCTCCCAGTCGCCCACAAGGGCGTATGCGGAAAAATCCTTATGCGCAACTCCGGTCAACTGTTCATCCGGTTCATCCGCCGTCTCGTTGTCTGGGTAATAGATGGTAAAGATTTCAAGGTTGTCGGGGACGATATCCGCCCGGATGGCGTCAAACTGTTCTGCATCCGCCCGGAATGTGATCTGCACGGTATTACGACGGCGGTTGCGCAGCATGCCTTCGCCCTCGTTGGGCTGCTCAATTTCATACTTGTGTCCGTTGGCCAATTTGATAAGGCTCATGCCGTTTGCTCCTCTCTGATGGGTATTATTAAGGGTTGCTTCGCGTTGAATCGGATGGCGCGGCGAAGCGTCGCAAGCTCATTATGCACATAGGTATTCCCGGTCACATCTATGGACTTATGGCCGAGGATTTTTGCGATGGAATGGATATCCACACCGTGCCGCCGCAACCATGTGCCATAGGTATGCCTGAGTTGGTGCGACGTCAGAGGCGGGATGGATGGATAAGCCCTGTTGAAGCGTTCCATTTCTCGCTTCAGCCGTGCGCTCCATTTCTCTGGATTCAGGGCGGCCCCATGCTCATGTACCAGGTATGGGCCGGGGCCATACATTTCCAGGCAGCGTTTATATGCCTGTATCGCCACATTCGACAGTGGATTTGTGCGAAAGCTGTCATTCTTCGGTGCTCGTTCAACGATCACCCCTCCTTTCTGCCGCTGAAGCTGGCGGGATATGTCATAGGCCCGTAGCCGTAGGTCGAAGTCACCGGAACGCCAGCCAGCCATTTCGCCGCGCCGTGCTCCAGTCTCAAGCAGTAATACAACTTCGGGCATCTTATTCAAAAACCACCGTTCTGCCGTCAGTATCTCCGCATCGGAGTAGACGGGTTTGCGTTTTACACGCTTCTTGCTTTTCAGTTTCTTAAATTTCGCCGGATTTTTATCGCACAAGTCGTTGTATATCGCAGTCTCAAAAATCGCGTTAAGACACATGCTGACTTTGCTGCACATACTCGGAGAAAGCACACCAGATATGCGGTCGTAAAATGCACCAACGCGCTCTGACGTGACGGCGAAAAGCGGGAGATCCCCGAACTCCGGCAGGATGTACTTATATACGGGGTCTTCATACGTAGTGTAATATGCTTTCGTGCTGACAGCGGGCTTCTTATAATCCAGCAGCCAGCGGCGCGCCCAACCGCGCACCAAAAATTCATCATCGCAGATTTTGCGTTCCGCATCTATTCCATGTTCTGTGAGATATGTGTGGTATTGCTGCTTTGCCTCCGCGACCGTCCGGCCACGAAAAGGGCGGGTGACTGCTTCGCCATCCGCCCTACGTCCAATGATGCCATCGTATTTTTTTAAATTTTTCTTGCCTTTCTTGCTTGCCATTTTACAGCCCTCCCAATAGCTTTTACTGCTATTGTACAGGCTGTTTGCTTCCGATGCTAATTGGGGATGTGCGGCGAAACGGGGAGAAACAGCTCATACACAGCTCTTGACTGAGATGGCAGAGCACTATCACGGCTTTAGAAACAACGATGGGCAACAGGTCCGGGCTTGGGTGATTGATGAATCCTCGAATGATTCGCTGGCGAACGGTTCAGGCTCCAAAGCCAGCGTAACATGGCAAACGATGAATGCCGGGAACAGCACTCCATTTAATGTCATGCAGCCGAGCCTATACCTTCACCACATAATTAAGATATAGGGATGGTTGCATAATACCGAGGTTCGTAAATGCTTTTTCTGCATTGGAAGTTGTGGTTGCGATATTGTCTGCATCCGCCCAGCTTTGCCAGTGTCCGAATCCCCATCCGGAATCTATTTTTACAGGGCCAATAATTGTATTCCCCGGCAGGTTATAATCCTGTATCGCAGCTCCTTTTGTTCCTACCTTCACGCCCGGCGAATTAGCATCGGAAGCTGGTATCAGTTTCCGATGCTAATTTAGGTGCGGCCGCAGGTGTTCAATCAGTCAGCCTGACAGCCGCGCAAAATGGACCTCATAACCACACGACTTTAATTGATTATAAAAACCTAATGGGCACTCAAGAGGGAAGTAATAGCTTTCAAGTGCGTCAAGAGCCTGCCGGGGCCGTCACCACAGGTTCTTCGGGAAACGGTGCAGCTCACGAAAACCGTCAACCAAGCTTATACCTTAATCAAATAATTAAGATATAACGACGGCTGAGTCAGTGACATAGCCTGTCCTCCGCCTATGTTTAACGAAAAATGGCCGACAGAACTAGTCCCGACATCGCTCACCAGTTCGCCACCGCCACGATATTTCCCATTGTTTGTGATTGCTGGCTTAAACACTCCATTTACTGTCTGAATATTCGTCCCCACATTTGAACTGTGCATAACGATGGCCCCGCTCAGCACGGGCAATTCTGCATTCGTGAGAGCGTGAGTTTTTGCGCCTGCTTTCGCACCTAAATTAGCATCGGAACCTACCGCCACACGACCGCGCATGTCGGGGAGGTTGAAAGTGGTAGATCCGTCACCGGAACCGTAGGTTGTACCGATAACAGAAAAGAGCTGTGCATAGGTGGTGCGGGAGACCGCTTGCCCTTGGCAAAGCAGCCAGCCATCAGGAGCGGCAGCGCCTGCATATGGCACAACCATGCCCGTGGGCATCCACCATTGGGGAGAATGTCCACCCAGTTTGTTTGCGTCTGCGGCTGTCCCCTCGCTCGGCAAAGCCCCCACGCCGGCCGCAGTAATATTGATGGATTTTGCCGCGCTTCCGTCATAGGCGCCCTGGCTGGTTCCGTTCAGGCTGATGGTCAGCGCGTTGGGATTCTTCAAAGACGCGGGAAAATCCGTGATCTGGTTTTTTGTATGTGTGTGCGTTGACGGCGGGAATGTCGATGGTTTTCCCGTCACGCCCGACCATGGAACAGTCTCAGCTTTATCTACTACGCCGTCCTCGTTGGTGTCATATACGCTCTTCAGCATGTCGCCGCTGCCGGAAGCCGCCATTTTGTCATCCACATACTTTTTTGTAGCCGCGTGCATGTTGGCTGTAGGTGCTGCATGTAGCGTAAGAAAACCCGTCAACGTGCCGCCCGCCAGTGGCAGCTTGCTGCTCACCGTGTTCCAGGTAGTCACCATCGCCGCTGTAATGCCGTCCAGCGCATTTTTATTGGAATGGCTGTGTTTGGCTGTTACCGCCGCCGCAAGGTTCGCCTCGGTTTGCGTGTAGGTATCCAGCAAGGCCTTATTGATATGGCTGTGCTGGGCGTCAACAGCCCCGTTCCATTTCGTGCGTTCGGCGGCGGTGATATGCTTCACACCGTCCGCCAGATGTGCGATGAGCGCCGACACCGATGCGGCCAGCTTTCCAAAGGCCACAGAGAGCTTTTCACCACTGGCCAGAGCCGCCGGCGCAGATGCGGCGGTATAGGTGGGCGTCTGGTCGTTCGTGGGAACATTCGACACACTGCCAAGCCCAACCTGTGCCTTGGTAACAGCATGTGGATTTGATGTATCGCTCTTGTGCGCATTCACGTCATCCTGCACCACTTTGATGGCTGCGGCCTGTGCGGTGCTTACGGGTTTGTTTGCATCGCTGGTATTGTCCGCATTTCCAAGCCCAACCTGTGTCTTTGTCACACCGTGCGGATTACTCTTGCTGTCCATATGTGCCCTTGCCGCCGTCAGCGTGGTGGCGGGCGTGCCATTCCATGTGTCCGCACCGCTGATGGCCTTGATTGCGTTGCCGATGGCCGTCAGCAGCGTTTGCAACGGGCCGCTGGTCGTCAGTACCGTGCGCTGTCCGAGCTTTGCGTCCGTGACACTGTTATCCGGGTGGTCCAGCACGGCGGCGGATTTATGCTGCGACAATTCCAGCTTTGTGGCTTTTTCCTTTTCCATCCGCACATCTTCCAGACGCTGGCGCTCCATTTCTTTGTCGATTATTTCAAGATCATAGGTCAGATCCTCGATATCCGCCGCATCGTTTGCCTCGCCCTCCCGTGCGCCGCGCTCCGGCAAGCGCATGTTGTAGTATTTGCTGCGTCTCATTCTTCCACCATCCTTTTTGCAATCATTTTTCCTTTCAGCCCGCCGTCAAACGCCAGTTCATTTTTGAGTACGCGCGCCGGCGCGGCGAAAGGCGCGAACTGGCTTTCCAGCCAGATCAGGTCTCCGGGGTCCAGCTCCGGGCTGCCCCGATACTCAAATTCGTAGGTATTGCGCAAAAGCAGCCAGTCCCGTACCCATTCAGCCACCGCAAGCGCATGCGCGGCGTCGGTAATGAGCGGGTTGTCCAGCGTCTCCACGCTGCCGTTTTCGTCCGGGCTTTCCACGGGTGCCGTCACGGTGCGGGCGCTGCTTTCCAGCTTGCGCCCTGTAACCGTCACAACGGTCTCGCCGCTCCCGGTAAGCGTCAAATCCGCCGCAGCCGCAAAAACGGCCTTTGCGGCCACCGTGGCCCCCGTCACATCCACCGTCACGTCCGCCGCCTGCGAAAAGGTCAGATGGAGTTCCAGCGTGCCGTTTACGGTATAGCTTTCCTTGTGTAGCTCACTGGCTGCTGCCTCTGGCGCGTAAGTATACGCCGGGCACTCCACGGCCCATAGCGTGGGGATCTGGCTCACCTTGGGACGTGCCAGCATCGTGTGGAAATCCAATTTAAAATTGTCCTGCACGTCGTTGGCTGGCTCGATGCGGATATACCCTTCCCGGTCGGTGTACAGCACGCAGCACGCCGCGTGGGCGATGAGCTGCAGCAGCTCCTTGTGCTTTTTCACGGGCAGGGGCGCGGTGGTTGTGAAGTCCGCGAGCCCCTCCCACAGCTTCCAGGGCGGCGCGGTGCCGCTGAACGGTGCAAGGCCGCTGTCCTCCAGCACATCCAGCGCAAGCTGGTATAGGGTGCGCCCGGCCGGAGCATATACCCCTTTATAGTAAGTGTCGTCTAGCCCCGAAAGCGCGTCCTGCGCCTTAAAACTGGCCGACAGCCCGTCCACTGTGGGCTGGCCCGTCAGGTAGTACCGCCCGCCGGGCACCCATTCCGTCACACCGCCCTCGTACACTTCGCGCCAGCCGTTCAGTTCCAGCTCCGCCCAAGTGTTCGCCGCAACGTCTTTCCACGTCATGCCCCCGGCAAGGTACTGGCCGTACTCCACCTTCACCGGGTTTTGTTCGGAGATGTACTTGTAGATGCCGGAGGCGTTGTCCGGGTCGTAGAGATATTGACCGCCTGTGCCCGTCAGCGTGTTGATGTTGACGATCGTAAAATCAAACGAACTTGTGGGCAGGCGGCGGGAAATGGGGTCCACATCCAGTTTGTGCGTTGCATTCTGTACCAGCTTGTTGTCAAACACAAGACCGAAGCCGAACATCAGCTGCTGCAGCCGCATGCGGCGGTACGGCCTTGTCATGCGCGGGAATGTGAACGCCAGCGCGTCAAAGCGCTCGATGGCGTCGGGCGTGGTGTATACGGCCGCGTCCGGCGTGTAATCCGCCGTGAAAAATACGGCTCCCTCCCGGCTGGCCGTCAGGTGCATTTCCTCGGGCCAGTCCCCGCAGGTCGGGTCAAATGTGAATGTTAAACCGGGCACGGTGTGCATTTTGGAAAACGTCAGCACAATGCCCGGAACGTCCTCCGCAGCAAAAGCGCCGTCCGCGCCGCAAAGCGCCGCAGACACAACCCCCTCGGGCCGTAGGTCGGCGGAGCCGGGTTTGGGCGGGATCAACTGCGAGCCGTCGGCAAGCATGCGCCCCGGCTCAAAGGTGGCGTAGGTTGCACGCGGCGTGCCGTCCTCCAGCAGCATCGTGTCTGGGCGCGAGTAGAATGCGCCCGGCGTCGTTTCCGGCGGCGCGCAGGTCGCGGCCGCGTCGGTGTCCGTCAGGCCGAAGGTGATGCGGATGTATCCCTGCGGCGCGATCTGCTCCTGCACCGCCGCCTGGTACAACGATGATGTCTTTTGCAATCACACCACCCCGCAGTCAATGACATTGAACGACGCGTCGCGGTAAAATCGCGGTTCACCTGTTTCCGTGCTCACCACGAAAGGATTTGTTTTCACGTCGCCCAAATAGAAAAGCCGCGTTTCCCATTGGCCAAAGTTGTGGTTGAAGTAGTGGCAGTAGAAAGTAAAATGCCCTTGTTCAAACCAGCGGTTCATTTCCCACCATTTTTCTGCCGGCATGACGGACCAGGCCAGACTTTGCTTGTGGACGCTGCGACCGACCATCCGGCCCACTACCTCACCGTTTGCATTGCGAGCACTGTCCACCATGCGTGAGGTTTCAAAAGGTGCCTTGCCCTCATCCGGGTAAGGCACCATAATCGCATAATTCTCACGATCCGTCGCTGGTGATGAGCCAAGATAGATATATCCTGTTTTTTCTCCCATTTTATTGTCCATCCCCCTTAATATGCTTCTGAGAATACGCCGCCTACAGATGCTCCACGGTTCATTCTGATTCGGTGCTGGTTGCGGTAGAGCACTTCTCCGTCGATTTCTTCGGTGACATTCACAACGACGTCCCCGCCGAATCCCTTAGCCTCCTCCGAATCCAATGCTTCCAGAAAAGCCTGCTTCATCCGGCTCTCCGGCGCAACGATCTCCGGGTTATTGTTCGCCCCCGGGTATTCGCCGCCTGCGAAGAGCGTCGGTTCCTTCAGAACTGCGCCGGTAGCCAGCAATGGGATCTGCTGCGCGGTAATGGGAGTAATGGAAAATCCGATGCTTTTTCCGCCGAATAGCGGAACCCAATCCGGGATATGCACATTCAGGTGGTTGAGCACGTCTATCACTGCGTTCATCCCGCTCACGACGCCGGAAATCATCCCGTTCATAAACCCGATGATGCCGTTGACGATAGGGCGTAAGGCGTTTTTGATGCCCTCCCATACGGAAATAAATCCGTTCCTGATATTGTCCAGCCATACCGTAATTTTTGTCCAGATAGCCGTTAAGCCGTTCAACATTCCGAGCATGATATTTCTGCCCCAGCCCTCGGCCACACGGCTCGGGCTGTGCATGTCAAAGGCGTCTGCGATTCCGTCCTCAATCGGCTTGAAGATGTTTTTGTATATCCAGTCCCAGATGCCTTTTATAACGCTCCAAATGCCATTGAGCAGGCCGGTGATGAGCTGAACGCCGAGCTCTTCCGGATTTCCTTCGCCAGTCACGAATTGGTCGAATCCTGCGAAGAACTGCTCTTTGATCCAGTCCCACAAATCTGAAAGCGCGCCCTGGATAACGCCCCACAGTGCGCCGAAACCTGCACCGATGACCGAACCTACCGCGTAAAACACACCCGGCCAGTCGATATTGCACAGCATATCTTTTATGCCGGTTCCTATGGCTTTCCAGTCTACGCTGTGAATCGCATCGACAAGCGCATTGCATGCGCCGATGATTCCGTTGCTCAGGACCTGCCCCAGCTGCGCCCAATCCAGCGTGGCCAGGAAAGTGCCCAGCGTGCGGATGGCAATCGTGAATTTTGAAACGAGAAGCGCGCCGATCTGTGCGCCGTCCACTTGGCTCAGCGTACCGTTGACAAGCCCGGCCAGTTTCGCGCCCAGACTGTTCCAGCCGAATGTGGTGATAAGCCCATACGCGAAAGAGATGCCGTTCTGCAGTTTCTTCCCGAACCTTTTCCCCCAGCCGTTGGCGTCGAAACTGTCCAGAATGCTGTTGGCCTCCTCCGCGAGAATAGCCCCGGCCCCTTCCCAGTCTCCACCCTTTATGGCCTCGAGCACCTGGTCGAGCAGTGTGGATTTCCCTTCAAAATCGAAGTTCGGAAGTATTTCATCCGCGCCACTACCACCGCCGCTTGAAGCGTCGTCCTCCTTGCCCGTGTCGATCACGTTCAATTCGTCAAAGCCGAGTGTGTTATTGGCCTTTTGCAGGTCCTTTACGTCCTTGGCCGCACTCCCCGCCGCACTTCCGTAGCTGTACATGGATTTCGCAGCGGATTTCATACTGCTGATGCTCTTTCCCGTCAGCAGGCTGATAAGCTTTGCGATGTAGGAAAACACCGTTGCTGCGGCGTTTGCCAGCGCCGACAGTGCGGGCGTGAGGGTTTGTATAATGGGCGCCGCCGCGACAGACGCCGCGCCTTTCAAGTTGCCCATGGCGCCGCGCATCTGCTGCGTGCTCAAAATGGCGCTTTTCAGGTATTCGGTCATTTTCCGCAGAGCTGCGGATATCCCGTTAAAAATCAGAGCGCCGGACACGATGCTGCGCAGGCGGGTGCCGAAGCTCTGGACGCCGCCGTTTGCTTTTTTCATGCCTGAACGGAACCCAAGAACCGATTTTCCCAGTTTCCCCAGCATGGAAACGCCTTTTTTGCACCAGCCAAATAATTTTGAGAAAAGCGTTTTTACACCGCCAACTGCCATGCCAGCGGACGTCTTTCCAATGTTCAGCAGCCCTTGTTTCACTGTATTGAGCGCCGCGTGCGCTTTTTCACTCCAGCTCTCTGTGTCGTTTTCACCAAGAGCTGAATCTAATGCAGTTTCGGCATTGCGTGCCGATGCAGATACCTGGTCCAGTGCAAGGCGCTCGCGTTCCAGGCGGGCCGTGCAATCATCAATGCGGGCCAAAGTTTCAGGAGATGGCCTGCCGTTTGCACTGGCTTCGTTGGTTGCCATGCTCAAAAGCGCCGTTCTTTCGGCTCGCAGAGCCGCATATTTCTGCCGCTGCGCCTCCAAAGCATAATTGGCCTTATTTACTGCATTTACGAGAGATTCATATTCCGTTCCATATGTATCAGGAGAAATATAATCTGCGTTGACCGGACGTGCCAAAGAAGACGAGCGCTTCGGAGATGGAGCGGTATTTTTCGCTTGCTGGGTTGCAATCTCATCCTGCTTGCGTCTGGATTCTTCCAGCAATTTTTTCTGGCGCTCAAGCTCCGTGTTTTGTCTATCCCATAGGTGCACGAGTTCATCGCTGCGCTGAAGTAATTTCTGGTATTCTTTGTCCTGTGCCAGAAGACTCTCCAATACATATTGCTGATTGGGTGCTCCTTCCGGGATATAGTTGTCGCGCTTTTCGGTTCGTATCCTATCCAGTGCAGCGTTTACAGCATCGATTTCGGCTTCCGTTTTGGCAAGGCTTTTCTGTGCCGCTGCAAACGATTTGCCGACCGATTTTCCCGCAGAAACGCTCTTAGAAGAAACTGTCTCCAGCGCCTCCGCGGCCTCCTTCACAGGCTTTTCGACATTCTTTACCGCCTTTTCCGTTACAGCGGCGGCCGTACCGGCGGCCTGCTGCAGCCCAGGCAGAGATTTCTTCATGATCTCATTCAGCTTTGCCTGCACTTTTTCCAGTATTGGAAGAGCCTCGTCCGCCTTCGCCTTGACGATGATCTCAAGCTCTTCTACGGTTACCGCCATGTGTCCTCACCTCCCTGGCGACATACAGAAATACCCCGGCAGATTCTGCCGGGGTCATCCCATCAAAAATTTTGTCCATGCTTCAATTTCAGCGGCGCGCCGTTCTTCCGGCGTCATATGTCTGGGAGACTTTTTCCCAAACAGGCTCGGATACAGTTCTTTCAGGTTGAGCACTCTCGGTTTTTTCTGCTGCGTGGATATCCATTGCCGGTACAGCCCATCCAGCAGGATCGCCTGTTTCTTGAAGTCCTCTTCCTGCCGGTCGTTCTGTGCCTGCACGTATTCGCCTATCTCCCTGTGCGTCATTTCCCCAAATTCCAGCGGGGATATACCGCATGCATAGGCGGCCGCCCGGCTGGCGTCGATTACCGCGCGCCAAGTTCGGAGGCTACCATGCCTTCGGCTACCTTGTCCACCGCGCGGTTGACGATCTCGCCCAACTCCAGCGCCGGCTCCTCCAGCCATGCCTTCAGGCGCTCCTTCGTCATCTTCCGGCCGAAAAAACCGCGTTCATTGATCTCCGTCAAAAGGTCGATGTACAAATTCTGTACCGACACCTCGCTGTTTTCCTCCAGATATGCGTCCAGCAGGTCCGCGGCGTCCTCCAGCTTCTTCAGAGCGCCGTCGGAAAGAATCAGTACCGCCGTGGTCAGGATACGGATGTTCCCTGCCTGCGCGGCCTTCTGCCAAAAGAGCTGCGTGTCCTCGATATGCAGCCGTTCCTCCAGGAGCAGCATCAAGCGGGTTTTCAGCTTCAGCTCTATTTCTTTTTCTTTTGTCACGATAAGCATTTACATTTCCTCCAGATTGTTGTGTATTTTCAGGCCGAAACGGCACTCCGCAGCATACGGTTGTAAGCATATGCTGCGGACTACCGTCAGGTAGTCCATCGAGTATCAGCCGCCGCCTCCGGTGGGAAGTCCGGTCGTCAGATCTTCAGGTGCAGTGGCCTTATAGATTTTCAGCGTACATTTCACCATGTCGTCCAGCTCCAGGGCCGCCAGCGTGATGCGGAAATCTCCTTTCCACTTTTTCACGAGTGATTTTGCCGCAGGCGTGCTGCCGGCGCTACCGTCCGGCAGTTTTACGTACCAGAACAGGTTTTTGCCCTCCAGCGCTTTCAGCGCCGTGTACTGCTCTTTGTAGTAGAGGATCTCCACCTCGATGGCGCTGAACGGCTTCACGCCCGGGACGCCGTACTCGACGTCGCTTTCCAGCGTGCGGTATGTGATGTCGTCCGGGGGCGTGTCCACCTCCGGGATGCCCTGTACGCCGAACACCTGAGTGGGCGCAACGGTGTCCGTCTCCGCATAGTAAAGCTCGGTCAGCATCGTTGCGGACGGAGGCGTAAATTCTGCATTGTATTTCGCCAAAGTATATCCCTCCAGTTCAGTTGTTTCTTTCAAAAGTGTTGTCAATGGCGTTCCAGCGGACCTCAAAGTACCCTCCGAAACGCCATTTTTCCGTGATATCGTCCTGCTGGCTGGGCACGTTCCCGGTCTGCCGCAGGTTCAGTTTTTCCAGCTCTGTGCGGAGCTGTTCAAACAGGCGCACGGCGTCAAGCTGCTTGTCCGCCCACACCTCAACCGTGATAGAGATATCGTAGGCTCTCCCCATATATAGGGGGCGCGCCAGCGGCACGGAAAGCGTGCAGCACGGAAATACGGCGCGGGTGCTGGGATTTTCCAGCATCACGCTTTCTCCGTCCGGGAACAGGCCCGAATCCACCACTGCCTGCCAGAACATCACGGCAAGCTCCGCCTGATTCAATGTGTGCAGTGGATCATTCATCCAGTGCCACCTCCTCGATTCCATCTCGGTTTTCGATGCGCGAAAAACAGTGTTTGGCGCTCCTATGAAGCATTAGTCGCGCCACCTCCTCCGGTCACAAGGGCGATGATCTCCTGCTTCACGGCATCTACGTTGTCCCCGCGGCGGTTGAATGCCGCCGGGTGGAAATACGGATGCGGCTTCATGCCGTCTACGACCCAGTATTGCGCCCCGTCGCGCCCCACGACAAGCGGATATCCGTATTTTGCGAAACTGCGCGGCACCATGCTTACATGGATAAACCATGGAATTTGCTTGGCACGCTTGAGGCGTATAGCCTCCGGGTTGCCCTGGTCATCCACCTTGACGCCTGTTCCAAATTCCACATATGGTGCAAAGCTCGTGACGCCGGTATCGGTGTAGACGCGCCCGACGATTTCCCCGGTCTCACTGTTCAGCATCTCGACCTTGATGCACTTCCCAACGACATTGGGAGCCATCCGGATGGCCAGCTTCGCCGTGTCGTCCAAGGCGCGCCGCACACCGCGCTCTGCTGCCCCCGGCAAACCGTCGATAATGCGCTGCAGTCCCGGCCCTGTACGTTTGAAATCGAAGGTCACCATTTCACACGCACCGCCTCTATCAACGTTGGGTTTTTGGGATGTATGCCGCCTATGAACACGCTGCGCACGGCTTCCACGCGGTATTCTCCCTGTCCGTAATCCTCCATAGCTTCCCCGTGCATCTCTACGGTGCGCTGCACCGCAGGCTGCGTCATGTACAGACGGTCATCCTTGCCTATGTCCGGCAACGTCTCGCTGCGCAGTTTTATAAGCTCGTTCACGGTCTTGCCGTACGCCTGGACATCGACTTCGGAGCGGTCAGTCTGAACATTGATCTCCACCGCACGCAGGCGGGTGTATACGGTCTCCTCCTGCGCTCTGATCCGCGCGGTGTGGGGCGTCGTCACCCACACGGTGCTGTTGTTTTCCAGTTTCATAGCCGCAGCACCCGCAATCCTGCTGCCACGATGTTTTTGTGCAGAGTAGCTTCAATATCCTCGTAGGTATAGCTCTGGCCGCCCGCCGTGCTGCCGGTGCTGCCCTCATCGCCGCGGCGGCGCCACGCTGCGCATACAGCGTCCCGCACCAGCTTCAGCAGCGCATCCGGGGTACTGGTGCGGTTGCCGTGCATCAGGGCGGAGGCGAGAAGCCCGTCGAACAGGTCGCCAAGCTCCTCGCCCGCTTCGGACAATCCCAACTGGCGTCGGATGATGTCCAACTGCTTTTCCTTTTCTTCGGGCTTCATCGCACATCAGCCTCCCTTACGAGCCGGGCGCCGCGGCTTCTTCCAGCGCGGTTATACGAGCGTCAAGCGACGCGGTTCCGGAAACCATCTCTGCGAGAACCTTGCGCAGCTCCGGCGCAATTCCTTCCATCTTCATGATTTCATCAGGGGTCATGTTCGTTCCCTCCTATCAGGTCAAGCCGGTGATGGAGCCGTGCAGGAACGCAGGGCCGTGGTCCAGGCCGAACTGGCCGAAGATCTGGCCTTTCTCGCTGGCGCCCGTCTTGGCAAGCTCCTCATAGAAGAAATTGCCTTTACCCGGCACAGGCTGGAACACCGGGCGCACGGCGCTCATTTCTACGGCGAGCACCGCCGTCTGCGGCATGAAACGGTTCAGGGCAATGCCGATATTGCCGAAGTCCGTCTCGATCTGCTTGATATTGGTGCCTCCGATGTTGCGGTCCGTCGGCGCGTAGGAATAGATATCCGTGATGAGCTGTTTCTGCGTGCTGCCGGTCCACAAAACCATGTTGCTGAAGATGGCTCCCGCATCATACATTTTCTTGAAAAGCTGCTGCATCAGCGCCTTGGTAAGAGCTTTGCTCCCAGCCGCGACGTTTGTGCCGCCGTCGCCAGCGCACAGCGCCAGAAGGCCGCGCGTTTTGTTGGCCACATTCGCAGCGGTAGCCTTGGCGTATACGCCGTTGATGATGGTGTACTCCACATCGCGGGCAATCTTCTGCAGCGCCTTGGCAATCTGGAAATCTTTCTCATTGGGGACGTTATTCTCCTGCCCGGCGGTGTTCAGGCCGCTCATGCGTCCGGCGTTTGACATCTTCACGTAGCTGATATCCACAGATTCGTGGAAAATCTGCGTCACGTTGGTGTTCTGGCTGCGTACGATTCCAACCGGCGCAGGCGCAGTCAGCGATGCAGTCTCCGTGATCGCAGGCTGTGCCGCTTCGGGGAAATTGTACTGGCTGTCAGTCGGGAACTCGAAGTCCTCCGTCTGCATGCCGCCTTCGGTCAGGCCGCCAATGGCCGACAGGATAGGGGTATTCACTGCGTCGGCAGTGAACAGCTCACCCGCATAGTTGGGCAGGTTCCAAACGGAGCCCGTGGTCGTAATGTTTGCCATAGTCTTTTAGTCCTCCTTCTGAATGCTGAAAAGTTTGTTCTTCGCCGCCACCCGCTGGGCCAGCGGCACGTTCAGGTCAGCGGCCTGCTTTTCAAGCCGCTGGCGCTCGGTCTGCACCTGCGCGGCCACGGTCTTTGGCGCAGGCTGCTTCAGGCGCTCATTTACAGCGGCCTCGACCGCCTTTTTGAACACGGACGCCAGATTTTCAACAGTCCCCTTCACCGTTTCGGCCTTGGCGGTGCGGAAGTCGATGGTGTCCAGAAATTCCAGGGGCAGCCCGGCGGCGTTGGCCAGCTTGGATGCTTCGGCCTGCAGCTTGTAGGCATTCAGCGCCTGCTCCGCTTCATCGGCCCGCCGGATGGCCTCATCATGCTCGTGCTGTACGCGCTCGGCCTCGGTCATGTTCGCCAGCCTGTCGGCCTCCTGCTGCTTCTGGAGGGCCTTGCCGACCTCTGCGGCGATCATTTTATTCACGTCCTCCCGGGTGAACGTGCGCTCCGGCTTTTTCTCCGGAGCGGCAGCAGAGGCAGCGGGCTGCTGTGCAGCGCCGGCGCCCGCCGCAGGTTCCTGGGCCTGCCCATTCTGAACCGTAATAGTGGCCTGTTCCTGTGTGATATTGTTTTCGTCCATGTTCTTCTCCTGCGTTTTACGCCCGCACGGCTTATTTGCGTTTTACGCCCGCCGGCTTATTTTTTTGGATGCGTGTATAACAAAAGGCCCGCCGCCGAAGCGTGGGCCTTGTGCTATTGATTGAATTTTGGGCATGAAAAAACCACCGCCTCATGGGTGGTGGTTCAGTCCTTGCTGCTATATCGCTTTATTGCCTGAGAGACTTTTTGGCAATATTCCCTGTATAGGATTCCGCGTTCTTTGTACTTTTCATGTGAAAAAGGAGCGGATGGAGTGCCTTTCATAAGCTCATTAAGTTGCCTCTTGTACTCCTGTTCCAGTTTGGTGAGTTCTTTTTTTGCTTCTTCGTTTAAAATTCCCATCTCATATAACTCCCATCAATTCCCAAACTTTTGCACGTACCCAATATCTTGTAATGCTGAAGCAAAGTAACCAGGTCATCGTCAAGGCTGTAGCCTTCAGCATCAAGCATTTCAAAGGCAATCTTATCGGAGGCCGCATATGCTTCGTTCCATTGTTCCAGCGTCACATTTGCGGGTCGATTAAAACGATATCTATATTTTTCATCAAAAGCCTCCATCATAGAACCGTTTTCACGGAAAAAACTGGGGATATCATCGTCCTGCCTGTCCGAGCTGAATGAATACTCTGAATACCCTGTCGGATGGTTGTGAATAGTCTTTGCGCCGTCCAGAAAATCATCCATTCCCTCAAGATTTATGCGTACCTGACCACCCAAAATATCGTACACATCGCCTGACTTTGTGATAATGCGGATACTTTCATGGTCTGAATCCCTGTTTTTGTCTATGAAATCCCGGAATTGTTCTTCCACCTGAGTACTATCATTGAAATTTATGTGCCCAACGTTCACTGCATTCTCAACGAGTGCGCCACCATCAGAGGAAATCCCTGTCCCTCGTCCTATTCCTATTATATCATGCTGCCCGGTATCTGCAACTTCCACTGCCTGAATCACGCTGCGGCAGGGGTGCGGCGGAGGATACACGGGCGGGGCGTTGATGCCCAGCTTCAGCTCTTCCATCCGGAACACCTTGCCGTGCAGCGCCCGGCATTCGCTCGTTGTGCGGTCGTCGATGGTCGCTATGAACCGGTACGCTTTCACGCCCGCATCTATGAATGCCTGAACCACCGTGTGCCCCACGATGAAGCCCATCACCATATCGTAATAACCCGTGAATCTGCTTCCCGGTGCTTCCCGCTCCTCGCGGTTCTCTGGCGCTTCCCGTGTCTCGCGCTCCTCCGGGGGATTCTGTACCTCGCGTTCCTCCGGCGCTTCTTTCACCTCACGAAGCTGCCATGCCCGCTGCCGCCTCAAAATAGCCTGCATCGGTTCGCTGTCCATGGAAAGCTCTTTTCCCTGGGATGAATCGACAACGGCCTGCTTGGTGATCTCTCTTGCCCGGTATGCCGCATCCGCAGCCAGTGCCTGCTCATACGTAAGGCCCGTGGGCAATGGATTGTTTGAAAGCGTATCCCGCACAAATTTGGCCCCAGGAGCGTTTTTGGTTCCGAGCCGTGTAATTTCATTCCCCTCGGCAAAAGCGCGCTTGTAGGCGATTCTGGAGGCGTTCAGCAGGGCGTCGCGGTCTGTCTCTGAAATTCTGGCATAGCTGTCAGAAACAACATGCATCAGGTACAGCAGCATTGCCTCGTCGCAGCGCATCCTTGTCCGGCGCTGGGCGTCCTGCATCAGCAGCCGCAGCTCGCTGGTGCTCTCCCCTTGTTTTTTCCAGTGTGCGATGTCCCGGTGCAGCCGTTCTACCTGCGCCTTGGGCAGAAGCCCCATCATGGACAGACCGGCAAAACGGTTGAGAATGTCCTGTGCTTCATCCTGTATCGCGCGGCTTTCCCGCAGGACCGCCCTGTATACGTGCCTGTTTTCCGCATCGATGGGCCGCCAGAAGGCCAGCTCGTCAAAGCCATATGTATTATCGTTACGGCCTTGCTGTGCCATTCAAATCCCCGTCCTCGCCTGTTTTGTCATCATCCTGTCCGGGTGTATCGTCTTCGTTTCCAAGTTCCTTTGCCCGCTCCACGGCAAGCTCATAGTTCGCCGCTGCTTCGGCGTCACGCTTGGCGATCTCCTCCGCAGGGTCCACCTCCACCTGGCTCTCGCTGATGCATGTCTCGTCGCTGAACAGGCCGCTGGTTTTCATTGTAGCCGCCCGGTTGATGGATTTATCCTTGTCGGTCGGAATATTCCGCTGCATCACAACGTCAATGTCGCGGAAATCAAATTTCTGTCCTTTCTTGGCAAGACGGCCGCAGATCAGCTCCCACAAAGCCAGATACCCCTTTCGGAAGATTCGGTCCATGCTGGCCGTGTATTGGTCCAGAGCATACAGCTTATATCCCAGCGCGCTTGCGTTGTCCGCATTGGCGAACGCCTCATCCGTCATATTGGGCACACCTGTCAGCATCGTGATCTCATCGTGCAGGCTTTTCAGTACATCCAGCAAGCCGGAATAGTTGACGTCCTTCAGCAGCCAGTGGATATCTCCATCATCGTCCACCGAGATGGTGCGGGCGTTCAGAATGGCCCGTTCCTCCACAAGGCGGGCCGGGTTGGGAACCATTTCTCCCTGCTCATTCAGGATGGTGGCTTGATTCTCATAGTTGTAGCCTCTCAGCAGCAGCTTCGCCTCATCATTTTCCTGTGTCATGCTGCGGATATTTTTGCGGATCTGCTCAAAATCCTTGATGTCGCTTAGGCCAGGCTCAAAAATGGCGATGTTGTCCGGGTTTTCAAACGCCACAGCCGGGATGCCGTCCCATAAAGTGGAGCCATTGTCTCCGGTTTCCTCCTTGTAACCGTCCGAGGAAGAACGGAACGTGCGCGTACCTGATTGCGCCAAAAGCTCGATCACGGACTGAGGATTTCCACCGCTGTCCTCTTCCTTCCATATGCGCACAAGCCCGATTAGATTTACAGGCGTCGAGTAATCCCATATGCCAACTGTCTGCTTTGAATCGAAACGGGTATACACGATTTCGTTATCGCTGTTCTCGTACACATACAAATAGGCGCCGCTCATGACGACATAATCCCGCACAAGTTCCATGTACGTGGCCCCGTCATCGTTGTAGCGGCGAATATGGTCAATGGCGGATTTGAACTCACGGATATACGCTTCATCGTGCGCTCCGCCTTCTCCGCAGTTGCGGCAGCGTACGTTGTACTGCGGCGCCTTCCCGCTCAGGTATCCGGTCACCATATTGGCGATGTAGTATTCAAAAGGCACCGTTTTCTTTTGGCCGTCGTCTCCGATGATCTCATACAGTCCGTTTTTGCGGGAATACCGCTTGTACATCTCGCGGCGGTACTCCAGAATAGGCGCGATCCTATCCACCAGGTTCTGGATATTTTCGGCGTTATAAGCCTCCAGGGCTTTCTGGTTCATTTGCAGCATGCATCTTTCCTCCTGCTACACAATGCGGCCGGAAGAAAACCCCCAGCCGCTTGGTTTATTGAATTGCTCCGCGACGCCCGTAGCAGCGTCCTGTGCGTCGTCGTGGGCGTTTTTGCCCTCTTTCTGGTATCTGTACATGGATGTATAAAATTCGGGCCATCGGTCTTTCCAGTTGACCGGGAAATACATGTGATCGCACACCCAGGTAGCATGCGTCAGAATGCGCGCGGTCTTGTTCTCCCCCTGGTGGAACCATTCGATCCGGCAGCGGTTTGAACGATATTTTTCCCGCAGAATGCGCTCCACATTGCGGGCAAATCCACGGCCGCCGTTGTTGCTCTCGATGCGTGCAACCTGGCACCCTGTTTCCGCAAGCCTGCGCGAGGTCTCTTCTTCGGTCACTTCCATCCCAGCCTTGGTAAAGTACACATCCAGCACAAGCGCCTCGTTGTTGTAGTCCGCATATGTGATGCTGCACAGATAATCCTCGCCCTGGTCGGCGGTATCGGTGTAGTTGCGTATTTGCAGCGGGATAGGCTTGCCATCCGGCTTACAGGGAAGCGTGGTGTATGTTTTGAAAGACTGGTATAGCCTGCCCTGCAGGTCAATGGGAATCTGCTGATAGTTTGCGGACGCGATTTCCGGGCTCATGGGCCGCACTTTCATTTCATAGCTTGCGCGGCTCAATATTTCGGGGCACAGCATAGTGCCGTCGTCCTGCAGTGCTTTTTCAACCAGCATCCGGACTTTTTCGCCGGCCCCTGTAAAATGCTCCATCGCACGCCCGGCCAAGTCTCCGCTGGCCCACCGCGTCATGATGATGAGGATTTTCCCTCCCTCCTCCAAACGGGAGAGCATGGTGTCAGTGAACCACTTCCAATGGGCTTCCAGAACGTTCTCGTTGAATGCCTCTTCCGCCAGTTTGATAAGGTCGTCGATGATGAGCCACGTCGCACCGAAGCCCGTTGCCGTTCCCTTCGGGCTTGTGGCAAGGTAGCTCGAATGATTCCCCTCCAGTGCCCAGCGGTTCGTAGCGCCGTCGCCGTATTTGATACGAGTTTCCGGAAAGATATCGCTGTAAACTATAACGTCAGGGTCTGCCTTCTGCTCGCTGATGCCGTTGCGCACGCCCTTGGAGAACGTAGAGGAAAGGTTTTCGTTGTAGCTGCCAGTCATTACTTTCACGGTATTATCGCGGCCGAACAGCCATTCCGTGAACAGTCCGGCGGTACGGCTTTTTCCGTGCCTCGGTGGCTCGCATACAATCATCACTTTTTCATTGCTCTCCGAAAAGCCTTGCAGCTCATTGCACAGGCGCACCAGATGCGGGCGGTCCGGCTTATAGAAGTCTCCGGCACGCAGCCGGCAGTAATCCCAAAAGCAGCGCCGTGCCAGTTCGATGCGCGCATGCATTGCAATTTCCTGTCTATTCATCCCCCGCAAGCCTCCGCAGCTCCTCCGTTGTCAACTCTGCAAATGGATTTTTTACTTTCAACTCGATGCTGTGCTCCCCTTTATCAACAAAACCGCCTGCGGCCCGGGCGCGAAGCTCGGATGCTTTTAGGCGGTCCTTAATATCATATTTAGCATTGCGCATCGTATCGCTCCAGAAACTGTTGATCTCTGCCATGTCTGCAATACGCGATTGCTCCAGCTCCCGATTTCTAGCGCTGATTTTTTCCTGAACGCCACTAATTGCCACTAATTTTGACGCATTTCCCCGGGCATACCGCTCGGAATAACCGGCGGCAATAACGGCCTGCTCCTTGTTTCCACCATTTTCGATGTAGGCATCTGCGATGGCCTGCTGCACAGCAGGATCTCGGATACATGGCATTATTGCCGCCCCTTTCTTCTATCTTTTCAGCCTTTCAAGTGCCGTTTCAAAATGAGCTTTATCAATCTCAAATCCTACAAAATCACGGTCAGAATTGCGGCATGCGATAGCTGTTGTACCACTTCCGATGCAACAGTCTAGTACAAGCTGCTTCGGATTTGTATAAGTCCGCACCAGATATTCAAACAATGCTACCGGTTTTTGCGTTGGATGAAGTCCTTCACGTTGGCACGAAAACGTGAGAATCTGCCAGGGCCAATTGGTGTATTTTGTTTCGTATTCTTTATTTAAAGTCTTCTGGTCGTACACACAATCGTCTTTTACTGCGCGTGGTTTTGTATGAATCGGTTTTTCTGTCGCAACCAATCCTTGCGGATTATATGTAGGTTTTTTGCGGTAGAAAATCACAATATCCTCTACGCAGCGCAGTGGTTGAAACTTGGCGAAAGGAAACCCTGTCACCATATTTTTCACCCAATACCAACAGTATCGAAAATTCTTCTGGTTACTGCCAATCAACTTTGTAGTGAACGGCTGCGATGCAGTAAACACCATTGCTCCGTCTGGCTTTGTAACGCGCTCAAGTTGCTTCCAGAGGAGATCAAACGGAATAATGCTGTCCCATCTGCAGTCCGTCATACCATATGGCAAGTCTGTTAATACCATGTCTACACATCCGTCTGGAAGTAGCGTCATTCCAGCAATGCAATCCATATTGAATATTTGATTTTTGTAATCCACTTTGCGCTCCTTTCGCAAAGCGACCGTGACCATAACAAAAGGGCCGCCCGAAGGCAGCCCTTGCGAAATTCCTGCGAATCGCTCGGCTTTCGTCTCGCTTTTCGACATTTTCATCATACACCAGCAAGCTTGCAATGTGAATAATGCAAAATAGGGCGTTATAGGGCAATATGAGAAATCGCTCTATCGTGTATTCTTTTCGCTCGATAAACTGCCGCGTCATCCGCTTCTTGGTACATCCCCCATGCAACCTCTCGCCATGGAGTGGGCCTGCAATGATCTCCGTCCATGTACCGCAATCGTACAACCTCACGTTCCAGAGGATCTTTCAAAGCATGCACAGCGTTCTTGAGTATAAAGATTTCCTTCTCATTTTCGGCAATAATCGGGCGAATTTCTTTCTCGTACTCTATGTATCGTTCTACCGCCACAGCTATATGGCTACCGCCGCCCCCTGTATGCTGACTTCCATCGTATTCTCGCGCTGCTGGGATCTCAGCTCCGGCTTTCATCCGTGCCAGGCGTTCACGGCGGTTTTCGTTTTCTTTTTTCAGCGACAAATATTTCATCAGCCGCTCTTTTTTCTCCTCAGCCTCCGTGATTTTCGCCTCCTCGTGCTATCTTTTCAGTATCCAGAATGATTCCCGGTATAGCGGCCGAGTATCCGCATTTGAGAGCAGCATCAGAGTGGCCCACCCACGTGGCGATATATACTCCACACGGCCCTGACGTGGTAAATTATCGGCCTTGAACTCTGTGTACCCTTTGCGATATGTCATCGCTGGATAAACCACATCTACAACAGCATCTGCAGTTGCATTTTCTATATACGCAACCGGTGGAACCGCCAGCGGGCGAACGGATTTCATCGCCCATCCCTCCCCGCGGCAATGCAGGCCAGCGTGGCCACAACCGCCAGTGCAACAAACAAGACCGCCAGATTTATCAAGATTTGCATGGGACGACCTCCTATTCAATTGTGGAAATCTCAGGGAGCCACATTTTGGGGTTGAAATTCAGCGTGTACTTATACTGGTTGACATCTTTAGATGTGACATCCTCCACTACATAAGTGACATTGTCGCTCAGGCCGATAAAGTGCTTTTTATATTCTCCGTTTTCGTCTTCGACTACGATTTCCAGCTGATTATCCTCGGTATCCGCCGTGATGCTCATTTTGCCCGTCATCTGGAACAGGACATCGCCTTGCAGGCAGTTTATTACCGTCACCTGCCGGATATCGTTGAAATTGTCTGCTTGCTGAGACAGATTGTAGGACACCCGATCTGCTTCGGTAGAGCAGCCGGTCAATGCCATCACAATTAACCATGCCATCATCAATAAGGCTACAACAATTCCATTTTTCATATTTTTCCTCACTTTCATTTTGCGGCCTCTTCTCCAATTTCCCACCGCAGTTTCATCTGCGCCGGGCACAAATCCACTTCCGGGCGTCTTTTGCCTGTCCAACGCAGCC